CAGTCGCCAGTAGTCATAGGCGTCCGCGTTGCGATCCGAGAGATATGCTTCGGCGACCTTGCCGGCCTCGACGCACCTTTCGGCCGCGGTACCGCCATCGGCGACCATCTGGTAGCGCTTCTCCGCCGCCGGTCCCTTGCCGCAGGCGGTGAGCAGAACGAGCATTCTCGCCAGAAGTGTCGAACAACGCACCATCGCTTCCCCGCACCGCACGCATGCGAGCGCAATATGGCTTAAGACCCGAGTTGCGGGAAGCGGTTCGCGCACGCTTGAACGTGGACCATGCTGCGGTGGGGGGCTTCTCTCCGCCACGGTAGCCCGAGCGCAGCCGGTGACTATCGTCGGATGCCTTCACGATGGTTGAGCCGCCGCGCTTGGTCGACAAGACAGTTCATCTCGGACATCGAGTGCCAGTGATCGTATTTGGCCTCGTCCTTGTCGTACAAATAAGCTTCAGCGACTTTCGCTGCTTCGGCACATTTTTCTGCTGCCGTACTTGGATGCCGCGCGAAGATCGCATAGCGCTCGGCCGCATCCGGTCCCCGTTTAGCCTCACTGCATGCCACAAGCACGGCCAGAACCAGAAGCATTGAACGACATTCGATCATGATCGGCAAATATGCCCGATCAAAGCGCCGACGCAAGGCAACTTAGGACCCGAGTTGCTGGAAACGATTCACCCGCGCCGGCACGTTCGCCATGGAGCGCCGGAAGGTGGCGTCATCCATCTTCGCCGCCTCCTGCAGTGCCATCGCCACCACCTCGCGCCCGAAGGTGGCCGGCGTCACGCTGTTGTCGGCGGAGACCGAGATATTGAACACGCGCATGTCGCCCTGCGGCTTGTCGAGCGCCCCCACCGGCCGTGCCAGCCGCTTGCCCTGCGGCACCACCGCGACGGTCTCGCCACGCGACACCTGCGCGACCGGCTGGCCGTTGATCGCCATCACATTGCCATCGATCCCGCCTGCGCCGCCGACGCGGAATGATCCGCCGGTCGCAAGACGGGGCGTGTCGAAGGACAGGCCGCGATCACCGAAGTTGAGGAGCGGCCCCGACTTGGGTAGTTCCCACGTACCGCCGGTGGGGTAACCCAGCGGAGGACCCTTCGCCCGCAGCTTGGCGGCATTGTAGCCCCCCCCGGTCACCGCCGAGACGATCGCGCCGAACAGCGTGCCGAAGACGCCGCCACCCCCCTCCCCGCCGACCGCGCCGCCGAACTGCGCCACGGTCAGCTTCGCCAGGATCGTCGCGACCGCCTTCAGGCCTTCCTCCTTGAACTGCTTGAAGAGCCCCTTCGTCCCGCCGTTGAACGCCTGGAGATAGAAGTCGGCCAGCGCCTTGATCTTCTTCTCTTCGGCTTCCTTGTCGATGAGAGCCTGATACCCGGCCTTGAGCTTCTCATCACCGGGTCGGTTGATATCGCTTTCGATCTTCGCGATGCCCTGATTGGCATTTCCCGCTATGATGTCCTGCCACGATTTAGCCGCCTGAACCAAGCTCGCATTGATTTCGTCGATTACACGCTTCCGCTCTGTCAAGGCCGCAGATGCCGCAGCATCAGCCTGCGCCTGCGTATCGCGGACTGAAATAATGGACTGACGGTAGCTCTTGGAGGATTTCTCTCTCTTCTCCTCCAGAGCTGCTTCGGCTTCTTTTTTGCTATAGTAAAGTTCTAGTTTTTCATTGACAATCCGGAGGGTTTCCTTCGCTGCTGCCAGATTCCTTTCGGCTTTGACAATCATCGGCCCTCGCAGAGCCGTAGCTTCGCCACGCGTGCGTGCGCCCGGCACATTCTTCGATTTCGCATCTACAAGAGCCTGTTCGGCTTCTCGCACGCTCCGTTGAGCATTCATCCGAAGACGAAAGTTATCTTCGTCGATCCCACCGTAGTTGAGTCGCTCCGCTTGTTCGACGAGGCTCTTGATCTTAGCGAATGATTCGTCTGCCTTCTTTATGGCTTCTTTTGTCTTATCGCTAAACTCACCCATGCGTTCGATGAGCTTCAATACCACAGCAGCAGCGCCTGTTAAAGCGATACCCCAAGGACCCTGAAGAAAGCCGACGAAACCCACAAGCGGTCCCTTGGTTACTTCCAGAGCCTCCACCACCTGTGGAAACTTAGCAACGAGAGAAGAGAATTTCACGTCGCTGCCGGCAGCCTCGAGCGCCAATTCAGATAGTGCTTTCGCAAATTTACGAGAGGACTCGCTCGATTTTATCGAACCGCCTTCGACGCCCTTCGCTGCAGCCTCCGCGCTCTCCCCCGCGCGCTGAAACCCCGCGCTCGCCGCCGCGCCCAGCCGGGTCGCAGCAGCCTCGACCACTCCGGCAGAATTCTGCATCGCGCCGCCGGCCGCACCGAAGGCGCGCACCGTCGCGGCAATCGAGGCGTTGTACGCATCGACCTTCGCTTCGAACTGGATCGCGACCGTGCCGGCGTCTTCGGCCATTACTGCACCTTCACCGCGGCCATCGCGGCGCGCGCCTTTCCCGTGTCGAGTGGCGGGGCGAGGTCGCCGCCGCTCAAATCGTCGTTATGGGCGGAGACGGCGGCCTGGTACTGCCACCAGGTCAGCCGTTCCCAGTCGAGTCCGATGCCGGCGCAGTCGACGATGGCGCGCTCGGGGTCGAAGCCCTCCGGGATCCGCGTTTTCTGGATCTTGCCGGCGCGACCGCCGGCTCCGCTTTTGGGCCGGGGTCGTATCCTTCGATCTTGGCGCCAAGCACTGCGGCCGCGATCGCCCAGGCCTCGCGCAAGGGTGCCGGGTGGATGTACTGCTCCATGATCGCCCGCGCTTTCAACGCGCTGACCTCGACCGCGGCGCCGTCCACCGTCCCCTTGCCACCACCGATCAGGCCGAGGCGGATGGTCTCGTAGATGTCCTCGGCAAAGGCCTCGGCCTCCAGCACGTTTTCGATCGGCTGGTCGCCGAACAGGTAGCGTCCTTTGAGGACACGGGCGTAGATCGCGAAGATCCCCGCCTTGCGCGCATCCTGGAGCGCGGCGAGCTGCGGCAGGCGCAGCGCGAAGAGGTAATCCCCGTCCGCGACCTTCAGCTCGATTTCGGTCGCGGGCATCAGGCCGCCGGGGTGTACGCCCAGTCGCCGTGCGAGGCGATGGCGATCTCGACCGTGGTGTCGCTACGTTCGGTGTTCGACAGGTTGGCGCTGGTGAGCACGCCGGTGCCGGCATAGGTGCCGATCTCGGTCCCCTCCTCGGTCGCCGGGTCGGCGATGTCCATCAGGATGTACTGGTAGTCGGCACGCACGCCGAGCAGGTCGTCGAAGGTGCTGAGCGCGATGTCGACATCGGCCAGGCCCGACCCCGAAACGTCCCACTGCCGCCCGGTGACGCGCACGCGGCGCGCCGGAATCTTCCCCGGCTTCGCGCAATCGCCGATGAAGCGGTCGTCGCTCTGCACCGTGCGGTTGAGGCCGCTGGTCTGGATCCCGCAGAGGGTGGTGTAGGCGCCGGACGAACCGAGCGGGCGATAGCGGATAACCGCGAATTCGAAAGTCGTGGGCTCGGACATTCAGGGCACTCCGATCGGATGACTGGCGCAGGCTAGCGACGGCCGGGCAGTGCGGTTTAGGGCCGTCAGGCGCGGCGCGGCGTCACGAGAGCACCCGCACGCGAAAGTTCTGCACGGTGTGGAAGGCACCGGCCTCGGCGCCGTCGGGCATCGTCTGCCCGCCCGTCCAGCGCACCCGCATCGCGCCGATGCCGGCCAGGTCGATCTTCACATGGTCGAGCGCCACCGCAATCTCGTCGCCGATCCGCATCGCGTGATCCTCGGCGCATTCCAGTTCGCTGTCGGCGGCAAAGCGGCCCTTGCTGAAGCCGTGGACGGCGATGGTGAAGTCCTTGCCGTCGAGGCAGGCGCCGGTGAGCGGCACCGCGATCGGCGCGCCGGTGCGGACGAACGGCCAGGCCGCGCGCGCCGGAGAGGCCTGGCGGTGGATCGATGCGGACGGCACCAGCACGGTGAGGTTGCCCGCCGTCTTCAGTCGCGCGACCAGCGCCTGACGCATCGCGAGCGTGCCGGGCCTAGCCATTGCCACGGCCCCCGCCACCGATCGCGCGGCCGACCGCCGCGCGGCAGGCGGCGACCACGCTGCCCCGCGCCCGTGCGGCCGCCGGCCGGAGGAACGGGCGCTCGCCCGCTTGGCTGGTCCCGAACTCGACCGCCGCCGCCCAGGGCGCGGTTGCCGCAACCGTGACGGTCAGCGGGCCATTGGCGGTGACGGTGATGCTGGCGGCCAGCGCATCGTCATGGCGTCCGCCCCCGGCGAGCGCCTGCTGCGCGGCGGTCTTCACCGCTTCGCCGCCCTTGAGCAGGGCCGCGCCGACTTCCCCCGTCAACCCCGGCCCGGCCAGCCGGCGCAGCCGCGCGATCTGTGCCTCGACCCCGGTCAGCCTAGCCACGCCGTGCGCTCCCCTGCCAGTAGGCGCCGGCCGGATCGCGGGTGACCGCGCTCAGCAACCAGTCGCCGCGATTCGGCCCGGCGAGCAGCCGCAGCCGGGCATCGCCATCCAGATCACCGTCGAGACTTGCGGCAAGGATCAGCACCTGCGCCGTGCCGTCGGCGACGCCATCGCCGCGCATCCCATCGGTGACGATGTCGACCTGCGCCCGGCAATCGCGGAACAGCGGATAGCCGGCCCGGGTCGATCCGCCCTCGGTATAGCCGCCGCCTGCCTGGTCGATGACCTGGGCGGCATGGAACGGCCCGCCGAGCGCCGCCGACAGGCCGATTGCGATGTCGGCGAAGAATCTCGCGATCGTCATCGGCCGCACACCGCCGAGGTGACCGAACCCGCGCGCGTCACCAGTGGCCCGCCGCAGTTGCGGCGAAGCAGCGCGGCATAGTCCTGGCCATAGCGGGTCGCGGCGAGGCCGCCGTCGATCTGCTGACGGACGGCCGCCTCGGCAAGCGTCGCCGAGAACGCGCCGGTGGTGATCGCGCTGACCCCCTGCGGGATCGCGGTGGCGTCCGCGGCAAGCCCGGCCAGCGCCATGTTGTGCGCGGCAAGCGCGATCAACGCCGGCGCGAAATCGGCCTCGATCCAGCTCTCGTCGACGCCGCGCACGGCATCGTCCAGCCAGTACTGCACGCGGTCGTCGTCGACCGCGCCGAAGGCGGCGTAGCGCAGCTTCAGCGCCGCCGGGTCCGGGCGCGCATAAGCCATGTCACAGCACCAGATAGCATTTGGTGACGCCGCTCATCGCGGTGATCCGCCGCGGCACGAACAGCAGCGGCACGCCCCTGGCCACGGGATAGCCGGTGACCGCGGCACCGCCCGCGTCATTCTTGAAGGCGATCGTGCCGTCGGCATCGAAATGCACCGCCTTGACGCCCTCCGGCAGGTCGGCATCGGCCGGCGTGTATTCGATACACGCATTGCCAAGCGCGCTGGTATCCCCCAGCCGGTCGATCTCGCGCGACATCTCAGCGGTCCTTTCGCGGGTCGGACGCGGCAGCGCGCGCGGGCTCGATCTCGAACCAGCCGGTGGCGCCGGCCGCGGCCCGTTCGCCCTCGGACAGATCCAGATCGGCAGCCTCGCCGCCGGCGATGAAGACGAGGCCGTCGTCACGGGTGTGGACGCCCTTCGGCCCCTCGGTGAGGTTGCGGATCCGCACCATCGCCTCAGATCCCGTCATAGTAGACGGCGCCGCGCGGCCGGCGAAACTCGACCCCGCCATAGTTGAACAGGCCCGGCACCTCCCAGGTGAACGACCCCTTGCGCCACGGCTCGAAGAACTGGTGGGGGCCGGGCAGATAGGCGCGCAGCACGTTCTTGCTGTTGTCGTAGGCCATCATCCGCGCGCTGCTGCCGGCGCCCGCCGTCTCCAGCTCACGCGTGCCGATGATCGTCAGCGGCAGGCCGGTCTCGAGCGTATAGGCGTTGGTGTCCTTGACGAATTTCAGGACGGTATCGCTGCCGTCGCCGACCCGCCGGGTGGCCAGGGCCTGCAGCCGGCTCGTCGGCAGCAGCAGGGTGTTGGCGCGCAGGGTCTCGCCAGATCCGTTGTATGGCGCATTGAGGGCGGCATTGACGTCGGCGATGACGTCGTCGGGCGTCTTGGTCGACCACAATGTCGACGCTCCCGTACCGTTTGCCGGCACGGTGGTCGTCTGCACGGCGGCGTTGTTGATCAGGCCGGTGGTGATGTTGGCCGCGCCGATCTTGGCGGGGTCGCCGCGGATCACCATCGCATAGATATTCGCCTCGGCAACGGTATGCGCCGCCTCCGCCTTGTCGGCGGCGAGATCGCGGCCGACCAGCGCCGCCTGCTCCAGCTCGGCCCGGTACCATTCGTAGCCGATGCCCTTTAGGTGGTTTTCCTGGACGAACTGGGTGGTCGAGACATCGGCATAGGGCATGTCGAAGCCGGCGCCGTTCATCCACTCCGGCTTGCCGGCGAAATCGCCCGAATAGAACACCGACCCGCGCGACCACATGCCGCCGTCGGTGTCGACGAACAGCAGCCGCGAATAGTCGAAGCTGGGATAAACCTGCCTGTCGATCTCGGTGTTGATCCGCAGCATCTGCGAACTGAGGAAGGCGCCGACCGAGGCCGCGTCGTTGAAGTCGATCTGCATGTTCGGAAGGCTCCTTGGACCAGCCTGTTTCAATCCAACCCGGATATTTCCTGCGATTACCGCACGATCCGCAGCCGCACCGGCGCATTGCTGGCGACGGTGTCGACAAACTTCGCCGGGATCGCGGTGTTGCCGGATGCACTGGTCGTGAACGCGCCGCCCGCGGTCACATAGACCGGTGCGCGATCGGTCGTGCTCGAGCCGGCGATCACCCAGATCACGCCCTCGTCCATCACCCCGATCTCGCGGCCCTGCGGCACGATGTCGGCGGTGCCCCCCGGCACCAGTGCGAGGCCGTGGTCGGCGATCGTCACGCCCAGGAAGTCGCCGGAGACGGTCGTCGAGCAGCCATGGTCCCCGCTCGCCTGCCACACCGCCTTGCCGAAGCCGATGCCGCCGGCATCCTCCACCGTGCGCGAGATGCGGTTGCCGGTCTCCCCATTGGCGACCATCCCCGCATAACCGGGGGCGGGCGCCGCATTGTAGCTGTTCTGTACGATGGCCATGGTCGATGGGTCCTCTGGAAAGGGGTGCGTCAGCGGGGCGCCGGGCCCGCCGGGATATGCGCGGTGGCAAAGCGGGCGAGGCGCGCGGCACGCGCCGCGACGGCGGCGCCGCGCCCGTCGCCGATGATCGCCGGCTGGCCCGACAGGGCTTCGCGCGGCCGGTCGGTGGCACCGGCCGTGCCCTCGGCGAGCATCGTCGCAAAGGAAATATCGATCTGCGCCGCGGTCCAGCCGCGCGCCTGGTCCCCCAGCCGCGCCGCGACCACCGCGGCCTTGACCGCCGCCTCGTCCATCGCGTCGCTAATGGCCAGCCGCGGCGCGAGCAGCCGGGCGCCGTCGACGGCCATCTGCCAGGCCCGGGCGGCGGCGCGGATGTCAGCCGGCGTCGGCGCAGCCTCACGCAGCGCCGCGATCTCGCCATCGCGCGCGGCGATGGTCGTGGCCTGGCATGCGATCGTCGCCGCCTGCGCGGTCAGCACGGACGCGACATCCTCGGCGACGGTCAGCGTCTGGCCGTCGACCGTGATCGTCCGGTGCGGCGCGACCGGGTCGGCAGGAACTGCTCCGTCATCGCCGATACGCAGCGCGGGGCCGCCGCGCGCCTGGTCGACGATGGCGAGATGGTTGATGCGGATGCCGGTCTGCCGCGCCTGATAGGCTGTGCCGTCGGGCGCGGTGCCATCGCCCCAGACCAGCTCGCACGAATAGCCCATGCTGATCTCGCGCTTGCCGCCCTCGACGGTGGCGATCGCCGCCGCGTCGCGCAGCAGGAACGGCACGCGGACCGCCTCGCCGTCCTTGACGATGTCGTCGGACGCGACCTCGCCGACGGCATAGTCGCGCCAGTTCTTGGGGGTGATGCTGCCGGGCGGATGGTCGATGGTGACCGGCGCCGCCGCGAAGGAGCGCATGCTCTCGCGGGCGAACACCTCCTCGGGCGCGCGGTAGACGGTGACCCGCGCCAGATCGGGCCGGCCGACCTCCGCCCCGGCATAATCCTGCGTCCCCGCCCGCGCGGCGAGCACCGACGCCACCAGGTTGCCCGCGCTGTCGCGGCGCGGTCGATCGAGCGTGAGGCGGTCATGAAAGTCCATGGCCAGGGCTATGGCAGGCGGCAGCGGCGGGATTTAGGGCCGTCAGGGATGGCTGGGCTACGCCGGACCCAGCGCCACGGCTTTAGCCACTCTTCGGACTGTTCTGACCCGATGCCGCGGTATTGCTGACCGGGGAGGTCGGCTTGGCGATCGTCAAGCCTTGGGCGGGTTGCGCGATCGGCACACCGGAGACCGTAAAGAGATCGTCGACACGTGGGGGAGCAGGCAAATCCCAGGTGCTGAAGACATCCATGCCGAGCCGGCGCGCGAAAGTGACGAGATCGCGGTCATCGGCATATAGTCGCGTAGCCGCCTGTACTCTCGCAATGGCGATGATCTGACGGTCGAACTTCACCTTCTGCCACGGAGCGTCCGAGCCGCTACGCTTGTCGCCAGCCAGCAATGCTTTGCGTGTCATCTGCGCTGTCTCGACCGCAGCGCGCAGGTCGAACGGGACGATTTCGCTCGGGCGAGACCCCGCAAAGCTCCCATGAGCACGGTCCGCCTTCCTCGGCCCGGACCATCGCCTCGGCTAGAACGGGGGTCGGGACCACGAGCGTGTCCGAAGCTCCGATGCCGGCGATCAAATGTTCGACACGTTGGCGAATATGGAGAACCGGTTGCCCGGTCTTCGGATCCTCGGGAGGATCGGCGGCGGGATTGACGAGCAGAGCGAGCGCCGAGCTGTCGACCGCCAGGATCACGCTTTGTCTTCTCCGCCGCCTTGGAGGCCAAGGACGTTTCGATAAGCGTCCGCCTCCATCAGGCGGTTTCCCGGCACCGCGCGCGCAGCCTCCAGCGCCTCGGGAACGGAGCGACCGTCGAGGATCTCGTAACGGTCGACACGAAAGTCCGTCATCTTCCAGACACCGTCCGCCTGACGTTCGAAACGGCCGTTTCCGTACATCCGTATCGGCGGACCATAGAGGAGTTTGCCGAGATCCCTTGCAAGGTCCCGTCGCATTTCCACGCTGGAATGGAAGATCTCGCCATCCTGCAGGATCGCATGGGCCGTGCTGTCCCGCCCACCGATTGAGACAAGCTGCCCGTCGATCGATGCGTCCTCGCGAAAAGGCGGAAAAGTCAGCGGCTTCGTACGGTTGCGGCCGACGAACGCGACGACGACCCGACCGCTCTCGCCTTCGCTCAGGGTGCCGGTCGCGTTGTCGTTGGCCAGCAGATCCTCAAGAATCCGCTTGCCCGCCAGCGCTTCCTTCGGGCCTTCGCCGATCCGAACCGCATTCAGACGGGCTTCGACCTTTGGCGCGTCAACGGCTTCGATAGCGGTACGTAACCTGGCGCTGCCTGGCTCCACCCCCACGAAGTGCGCATGATCGGGGTGCCCGAACATCTTCGCCAGGGCGGCGAGATATTCGGCGAGACGTGCCATCGGTAGTGTTTCCGGCCGGAACGCGTCGATGCGGAAGACATATTCGACCGGTTTCACGGCTGCCTCCTGCGCTCGCCACAGCCGCATCAGCGCGGCCAAGGCACCCTATATAAGGCGTTCACGTCGCGAAAGCTGCTATCGGCCGACAGTGTCGCCGGGCTCGCTGCTCGCTCGGCCTCAACTCCCGGGATCGGCCGCGGCAGTTTCGTCTTCGTCGATGAGAGAGCCTTCCGCCAGCGCCCCATCCAGCCCGGGGATCCATCCCCGCTCAACCATCAGGTTCTGCACCCCCTTCGCCAGCGCGTCGTCCGGCACCATGCCTGTCGCCTTGAGCGCCGCCACCGCATCCATGCTGGTCTTGAAAAGGCCCGCCTCGTCCGCCGCGGTCGGCAGGGAGAGCGGGGCGAAGGTGAAACCGATGTCCGGGTCGCGGCCCCCGGTCGCCGAGCGGATCAGCACCTCGTCGATGCGCTCCAGCAGCGGGCGCAGGTCGTTTTCCTGCCGCGCGGAGATCATCGTCTCGTAGTTGCGCATGTCGCCGTCGCCGGTCGCGTTCATGCCGTCGGGCGACTTGCCGAGCAGGCGGGTAGCGGGGATATCGGCGGCGCCGGCGACGATCTGGACGTAGCTCGCGATGATTTCGGGGATACCCGCCCAGCTCGTCTCGCGTTGTGCCCACTCCTCCTCACCATCCAGAACCAGCGCGCGATGCGTCGACTTGCCGAGATTGGCGAGCTCGAAACGGCGCAGCACGCGCTCCCGATACTCCTCGGTGGCGACGTTCTGCATCAGCCCCGGCATCTTGACGATGTCGAGCCGCGCTTCGGTGACCAGCGCGGCGAAGCCGGCCTGGGCGAGCTCGGCATTGTCGACCGCCTCCTGCAGCGACTGGCAGGCGGGATCGCCCCAGAACTGGTCCTGCCAGGAGGCAAGGCCGAGGCCCGGCACCTCCTGTCCGCGAAAGGCAACCACGCGCGAGGGGTGGAAACGCACCGGCTGCGCCTGTGCGGCGGTGCCGGCGAGCCGGACCTCGTACCAGGCCGGATGGCCGAACCAGCGGTCGCCCCAGAGGTCGATCATCGGGCCGAGGGTGAAGCCGGCGCGATGCCAGACATGGATAGCGGCGAGGCCGCCGGCACCGATCCGCGCCGGATCGAGCGGACTGTCCTGGCGGTCGCCCTCCACCCAAAGCACCATTCCCGCCCCGCCGAGCCGGGCGAGCACCAGCGCGCGGCGCACCTTCTCGCGCAGGCCGAGCCGCTTTTCCTCCGCCTCCAGGGCCTCGATCTGTGGCCCCTTGGCCTGCCAGTTCCGCCAGGCGCGGGTCATGTCATAGGGCGGCAGGTCGATCGCCTTGCGCATCAGCCACGAGCCGCGATACGCCGCCTCGACCTGCTGCGCCGAAACCGGGCTGAGGACATGCGCGCCGTGGCTGCGCTTGTCCGCGGTGGTGCCGAGACCGGTCATGACGTTGACGAGCCGGTCGTTGATAAACGCAATATCGCCCATGTCGGCGGATGTGGCTTAGGGCGGACGGCAAGATTACGGCCGTCAGTAAAACTTCCTGGCCGGCTGCCCACACGCCAGGCCAAACCGAATGCGATGGCCTTCCCGTGTCGGGGAGGATCTTTCCGCCCTACCGCACATCCACCCCGCGCTCGGAATAATCGATCCGTATCCGCACCCAGCTTCCCACCAGCCGCCTGCTGCCGACCCGCGGCGGGAGGACGCGGAACTGCCAGGCGGCGTTGAGCACGGCGCGGCCGAAGCCCGATCCCGGCGGATCCTCGCCGATGATCTTGCAGTCCTCGACCCGGTTGCCCTCGACGGTGCGGCAGGCGATCAGGCCCGACCCGCTGCGCACGCTGTTCTTAGGCAGGTAGCCGCCCAGCTCGGCATCGGTCGGCCGCCGCGCCCAGTCGGCATCGTACAGCCGCTCGCCGCCCGGCCCGGCGCCACCGCCGTCGCCCGATCCGTCATCCGCGCCCGGCCCGGCCCCGGCACCCTCCCCCTGCGCGACCTGCTGCCCGCGCTGCGGCACATCGCGCACGTCGAACTTCTCGAGGCCGGGGATCAGCAGCGAGGAGAAGGAATTGTCCGTCTTCGTCGTGTCGACCTCGCTGGCCGGCGTCTCACGCGGCGCGCGCTTCGTCGCCGGCGCCTTGGCGGTGGCGCCGCCGGCGGCCTTCTTCGCCTTCTCGACCTTGGTCGACTTCGCCTCGTCGCCCTTGTCGGGCATCAGGTTGAACACCGTCGGCGGCTTCATGTCCTTCGGCAGCACGGTGGCGGCGATCTGCATCAGCAGCAGGACGATGATCAGATGGGCGAGAAGGACCAGCGGAAAGCCGATCAGCCGACGCCTGAGCGCTTCGCGTTCCTGTTCCGACGAGGGTTGGAAGAACGTCGAAAACATCGGCGTTCCGACTAGAACTCTGCGCCCCGCACTGCAACGACGCCGTTAGATCCTCCGCCTCACCACGGCAGCCGCATTTGGTCGCGCTCCGAGCCGGCCGCCTCCTCCAGCTTGCGGGCGAGGAGTGCCGCCAGCCCGTCGGCGGCGGCGATGCGGCGGGCGCGGTCCTGCGCCATCAGGCCGACCCGCAGCCACAGCGGCGCGTCGGCGAGGAGGTCGGCAATGCGCTGCGTCGAGGGGGCCATCCGAGTCGTCTCCAAAGCGGGCGACCGCTATAGAACATTACGCGAACATCGCTCAACCCGTCGCATCGGAAAGCCACCCGTCGCCGCTGCATTTCGCAAAGTGCGGCGGCGGTGCTAAGGGCACCCCGCGCCGCAAAAAAAGGGGATGGCGCGCGTGTGCGTCCGGGTCGCCCACGGCCCGTAGGAAGAGGAATGTTCCCCGATGATTCGCTATCATTTGAGGCACATCGATGCCGCTACCGGCTCGATCGAAGCGTGCGAGGAGCTCGACGCCGTCGACGATCAGGCCGCCATCATCCTCGCCGACCTGCGTGACGGGCAGCGCGGTGCCGAGCTCTGGCACAGCGAGCGGATGGTGTTCCGCTGGAACGAGCCGCTGCCGGCCGATTGACGTCGCCGCGGGCCACGCCAATGCTGTGGATATGTCTGTCGAGAAGCCGTCGGAGAGCCTGTGGATTCGTCGCCTCCGCACAGCCTTCCGGCGGATGTCCATGACGCGCGGTTCAGCACCGAGTCGTTCAGCATCGAAGAGGCCGATGCCGACGGCGTGATCGGCGTCATCGGCTGCGGCTTCTGGACGCCCGACGACACCGTCGCCATTTCTCCGCGCTGCAGCGATGATCGCGCAACGCCGCGCCGCCGGCCGGGCGGTGCGGGTCCTCGTCGACCTTCGGCTGTCCGGCATGCAGGGGCCGGAGACCGCCGTGCGCGTCGTCCATTGGACGCAGACGATCTACGAGGCCGGCGACCGCGTTGCGATGATCGTAGCCTCCAGCCTGGTCAGGTTCCGGATGCAGCGTGTCTCTCGCATCGAGGATCGCGGGGTGTTATCGCGGGGTGTTCATGTCGCCCGGCGCCGCACGCAGGTGGCTGCTTGCCTGCGGCTGACGGGCGCGCCGTGCAAGAGTCTGCTCTGACTCTGACTCTGTTCTGACTCTGGGGGCGTTCCGGTAACGTTTCAGTTGATCCTCCCCGAAACGGCGAGGAGCTGCGGCACCCGTTGCTGCGATGCAACGACACGAAACCGGCACATAACCGTAACTCTCCCGACGTCCTTTCGTCGTCGCACCATCATGGAGCATGCCTAACCGCCCCGCTGACGCCGCTTCAGGCGCCGCAAAGGGGAATTCCAGAAATGTCGTCCCGCACCCGTACGCTCACCACCACCGTCGCGCTGGGCGCGCTGGCGATCGCCTTCGCGACCGCCGCCCGGGCCGCCGACGTCGCCGCCGATGCGCCCGCGGATACCACCGCCGCGCCCGGTGACGAGATCGTCGTGATGGGCACCGGCCAGACCCGTCAGGTGCAGACGCTGACCGCCGCCGACATCGCGCTGCAGGTGCCGGGCGTCAGCCCGCTCAAGGCGATCGACAAGCTGCCGGGCGTCAACTTCCAGGCGGCCGATCCGTTCGGCAATTACGAATGGTCGGCACGCATCTCGATCCGCGGCTTCAGCCAGCAGCAACTCGGCTTCACCCTCGACGGCGTGCCGATCGGCGACATGAGCTACGGCAACCATAACGGCCTGCACATCAGCCGCGCGCTGATCAGCGAGAATACCGGCCGGGTCGAGGTGGCGCAGGGCGCGGGCGCGCTCTCGGCCGCCTCCTCTTCCAACCTCGGCGGCACCATCGAATTCTTCACCCGCGGCCCGAAGAACGCATTCGGGGTCGAGGCCAACGGGACTTATGGCAGCGAGAATACCTTTCGCGGCTTCGTCCGCGTCGACAGCGGCACGCTGGGCGACGGCGGCCCGAAGGCCTCGCTCAGCTATGCCTACCAGACCGCCGACAAGTGGAAGGGCGACGGCAAGCAGCGCCAGCACCAGGTCAACGCCCGCATCGAGCAGCCGCTGCCCGAGGGCAAGGTCTTCGCCTTCGTCAACTTCTCCGACCGGCGCGAGAACGACTACCAGGACCTGTCGAAGGAAATGATCGAACGGCTCGGCTACAAATGGGACAATTTCGCCAAGGACTGGGACACTGCGGTCCTCGTCGGCAAGGTCTACAACAACCAGGTTGCGCGCGCCGCCTATGACAAGGGCATCAAGGACGGCACCATCCCCGCGGGCACGCCGTTCACCGCGCCCTATGCCGATGCCGGTTTCGCCTATCCGTCACCGATCGAGAGCGTCGACGACGCCTATTACGACGCCGCCGGCCTGCGCAAGGACTGGCTGGCCGCGGCCGGCTACGACACCAAGGTCGGCGACAATCTGACCCTCAAGGGTCAGGGCTACTACCACCGTAATCGCGGCC